CTGTTCCTTCTATTTGAACAATTAAGTCAATGTCTCCAAAATCTTGTTTAGTTCCTGCATTATATGAACCAGTTGCTTTTGCCTTTTTAAATCCTGGAAATTTAGACAAAACTTTTTGAATATAATCTTGAACAGTATTTTCAACTGATGTTCTAGTTATACGATTACCACCTGCTGATCCTGACATTATGTTTTTTTATATTTAATTAAGTTAGAGTTATCTGGTAAAAATTTACCTTTTAATCCTAAACGATCTTGATTTGCAATCCAATAGTCTTGAAGATCTAAAGGTATGTCTGCTCTTGTTGAGTCTAATATTTTTAAGTAAGTGTCAAATATTTGGTTTAATGTATTTTTAGGTAATTTTTCCTTGATGAAATCCATTAATTCAAAATAGTCATTTACTATGTCTTGACTTAACTTAATGTTAAATCCATTGTTTAACACTTGTATAGCTTCTTGTGGAGTTGAAGCAACAATTTTTCCTGTTTCTTTGTCTCTTATTCCATCACCATGTTTAAACAACATGTTAAGATTTTGAAACATTGCTAACATTAATTGTGTTCTATGTAAACCTTTAACATTATCTTTATAAGTATTTGAATAGTAGCTAAAATTTAACCAGTCTAAGTTACCAACATTGATGTCAATTTGCACTGCTTTTTCAGATAATTCATTACCTTCTTTATCAAATTGAGGAAACATGCAAAATATTGAACCACCACCTGCTGCTTTAATGTCTGTGTCTATAAATTGTGACTTTTTTTCAATGCCTATAGCTACTAATTCTAACATAGCTCTTAATTTACTTTGAACTTCAGATGCTGATCTTGAACGTTTTCTTATTTTTTCATATAAAGTATTAAACTCATCTTTATTTATATCCCAATTAATTAACAATGGTTCACCATTTTTAGTCATAAATTGATCAACACTCATGCCTAAATCAATGTCTCCTGACTCGTCTTTTTTACCGACGGAGCCAAGAGTACTAAATTTAAAATCAATTTTAGGATATATACGTTTTAATTCTACTATAAATTTTTCTAATGTTGGTTGAATGTATTCTTTTTTAATACTTGAAGTAGTACCAAACACATTACCTCCTTCATTAATTATTTCATTCAGAATTTTAATTAAATATATCATTGTTAATATTTTACTATAAATATATTAAATTGATGGAGTAATTTGAATTTCTGTAGGAAAATTATTTGACATTGGTTTAGGATTTGGATGTTCAAGTTTATACAGTTCATGAATATATCCAAATAATTTAAAATTTTCATCAATAGTACGTAGTGGTTCATATATTTCCCATCCTTTACCTTGCATTTTATTTCCTTTTACATCAGCTTTATGTTTAGATGATTTTAACCATATAATTCCTACACGTTCAATTTTTTCTTCATATATTTCATTCCATGCTTGAGCATATGCAGACAATTGTAAATCATGACTAGTGTGCAATGAATTTGATGTTTTAATGTCTAACAACCATTTTACACCATTTATTTCTACTACTAAGTCACATGTGCCTGCAAATAAATGTTTATCTGAAAATAAATGGGCTTCACTTTCAACTAATGTAGGTTTATATGTTTCCCAAAATTCATGAAATTTTATAATCATTTGCCAAACAAATAATGAATATTGTGAAAATCCTCTATCATCAATTAATGTAATTTTTTCACCTAAAAGATATCTTTCAATAGCATCATGTACTTGTGTGCCTTCATCTGCTGCTTTTCTCATTATTACATCTGAGTTATGTCCTACATCCTTTAACCAAGTTTCAAAGAATTTATTTTTAGGCATAAATTGTAATATACTAGTAACTGATGGATAAAATTGACCATTTCTGGTGTAATACCTATTGTCCATTATTGTTACTCTTTTGGAAGTCTCATCGATTTCTAATAATCTTTTGACACTTTTTTTGTGGACATTTACGTTTTTTTCTATCATAATTGGAGTTTTTTCTCAAGTAAGTTTGAGAATGTTAAAGGTAAAGTGTTTTGAATTAAATTAGTGAATTTTTCAAAACCCATGTCGCTTGGATCTTTATCATTTAAATCAACCAAATAAACCTCTTTACCTTCGTTTATTAGTGACTCACAAAAATTTAACGCTTGTTTAATTGCGTCTTTATCTAAGGCTATGTATATTTTTTTTACTGAAGAATTAGTTATTTTTTTCATTAAACTTTTTTGTATTGTTTTTCCTAATAGTGGAATAACATTTCGTTTAATAGCTATAGCATCAAAAATTCCTTCACATAAAATGATAGGAACGTTCCAATTAATGAATAATTCAAGTCCAATTATGTCTCTTGACACGTCTGGATTTTTATACTTCATTGTTGAATGTTTATTGAAATTACGAGCAGTAAAGTAGTTAAGTTTACCTTCTGCATTGTATGAAGGTAATATAATCATATTTGAATATGTACCTGTTTCACAATATCCTATGTTGTATTTTATAATATCTTCTTTTAAGATATTTCTTGTTTTTAAATAAAATAAAGAATGTTTTGTGGTTATGTTATTTGGTGGGTTAATAAGAGAAATAAATTCTTTAGGTAATTCTATTTTTTTAGATGTTACTTCAACTTTACTATGTTCTTTTGGGGAGGATTTGATTAAAAATTTTAACTCATTTAATTTATCAAAATCTGCGTCTATTTTTTTAAATAGAGTGGTTAATTTTTTACCTTTAAATCCACATGTCCAACAATTATATGATTGGAAATGGGTTGATGATTCGTCTAAATTTACTTCAAGTTTTAATTTTTGATGTTTACATTCGGGACAATGATACGCTCTGTTACCTTTAGAAGTAGATTTACCTTTACCTAAGACTGCATCCATTAAATATATTAATGTGTTAATCATAATTTAAATATAATAAAGGTAGTTTTGGAAGCCTAACTTAGACTATGAAGTCTTTTTTATAGTAGTGTCCTAGAATAGTGTCATTGTAACTGTCTATCAACAGTACATCTAACTTTATTTGAAATGCAGCCTCCCAATATGTTAAAAGTTTTTTGCTAGGACAAATCATAAGTATTTCTCTTGTAAATTTATCTTTGCCTAATTTTAACTCTTCAAGTAGTGGTTTGTTGCTGCCCCAATAGTTTTGCCAATCAGCTTCTTTAACTACTAGTTTTTTAGACGGAGTTCTACCGCGTTGTGTTGGTAATGCTGCTTTTTCCTTTTTACCTAACTTGACATTGGTTTTAGACATTAACTGTTTTTTACCAATGTAAAACTTTCCAGTTTCATTGTTGGTAATTTTGTAAATAAATCCAAATGTATTTTCAGGGAAATCTTCTATTTTTTTTATAACTTTATTTTCGTATAACCACATTTTATCTGTCTAAATTTATAAGTATAGTAGTATCAGTTGTTGATGAGCCAGGTAATGGTTGGGCTAATTTAGCTACTGCTAACAAGTTTTGCTGTTCATCATATAAACCTATTGTTGTAATGTAAGGAGAAAAATACGACTCGTTTATAAAATCATATGGTGTTCTATCTGTACTTCCTGAAATTACACTTGGATTTAAAGAAAGATTATATTCATTTTCTCTTATAGTACATTTATACTGTGTTTCAAATATTTTATATGAACTTGAAAAGGAACAAGTAACGTTACCAGAATTTATAAAATTTAATATTTTTTCAGAAAAAATGCTATCATATGTTGACACACCATATATTGCTGTTCCATAAACTGCTGATCCACTAAGTGATGATGAAGTACCTGTTATTACTATTGTGCCGTGAGGATAGAATATGTTTCCTACTATGTTTCCATTGTATAATATGTTTCCCTCTCCATCATCTGTTAAACTACCACTTTCACTAGTAAATATAAATGAATTAGGTTTTATGTAATCACCAAATAAACGAGTAGGAATAGATATAACACCTAAAACATTATCTGAAGATGTAGGAAAATATTTTGGATAGGATAATGTAGTTTGAAGGTAATTGTCATATGATTGGTTGCTAGATGAGCCTATTAGTCTATCTCCTTCTTTATCTCTACCAGGTACTAATATTGGTAAACTTACTTGGTCACCATAACTTGAATTTAAATAATTAGAGTAATATAGTTCTTCTACAGAGTGATATACTAGTCGTTGATATTGAATTCCTAAAGTTCCTGTTGTAGGATCAGACAATGGATCAAAAATAGGAGATAGTATATTTTTACCTAAAAGTCTATCTATTCCTGAATTTTCTCCGTCTAATGCAATAATCCCCATTGCATTTGAAGTACATGTAAATCCTTTGTTAACCTCAAATGGAGTGACTATTATATCTGACGCTAAAAATTGT